TGATGCACCTGTTATAAATGCAATGAGACATTCCGTGACTCCTTTCTTAGCCTTTAGTTATAGAATTATACCTTTACTAGCAGAGACTGCTGTATTAAAACCTTGGAAATTTGCTAAGTATGCTGCACTAGGGTATGGCTTAAATACACTAGGTGCTGAAATGGGTGGTGGAGAAGCTGAAAAAGAAAGACAGATGCTACCTAAATATTCTTCTGGAACATTACTTGGTATGCCTTTCTTACCCACTAAAGAAATTAAACTACCTATACAATCAAAAGAAGGGCAGTCTAGGTACATAAATATACAAAGATTTTTTCCTGGTGGTGATATATTAGATATGGGAACAGGTGTTTTACCGGGAGTACCTGCACCTATACAACCTAGCTTTGGAATTGGAGGAGATGTATTTTTTGGTATGTTGGGATTTGATTTATTTACTAAGCAAACCGACAAGACTAGGGGTATATCTGTATTTCAGGATATTACAGGCAGTTTAAAAGGAATAGGTAAAAAATTAATACCTAACTTTCCTTTCATACCGGGTTCTTACTCTACACAAAGAATAAATAGAGCAACTAGAGATGGTAACATATCCCCTTATAGAGAGGATGAACCTGAATGGATGGCTATACTAAATTCCTTTGGATTTAAGGTATCAAACAAATCATTAGATACTCTAACAGCTACAAAATCCCTTGAGTTAAGTAAGCAAATAAAAGCACTAGACCTACAATTAAAAAGTCTAGGCAAACAATTAGCATCAGGTGAGATTACTATGAATCAGTTTGATAAAAAGTCTGCAAAGATTATTGTTGAGATGCAAAAGAAAGCAATGATATTTGGTGGTAGGGTAGAGGGAATAGACCCCGGAACAATATTAGAATCACCAGAAGTATTAAATTTAAGGAATGATTTATAAGGAGAATATATGTTATCATTACTAATTAAACCTTTACTATCAGTAGCAGGAAGTGCTGTTACAGGATTTGTAGAGACAAAGAAAGCTAAAGCAGAGTTAGCTGTTACAGAAATTAAAGCTAAGACTAAATTAAAAGAAGACCAGATAGCGGGAAAAATTTCATGGGAGGCTAGTGCCGTTGACCAAATGAAAGGGTCGTGGAAAGATGAGGTGAGTTTAGTAGTCCTACTTCTACCTGCCGTATTAGTATTCACACCTTGGCAAGAACATATTCATAAAGGCTTTCTCGCCTTACAAGATTTACCATCGTATTATCACAATTTATTATATATTGCAATTTCTGCAAGTTTTGGTATCAAGGGCGCACAAGGTGCAGCTAAACTATTTAAAAAATAAGGAGTAAATATGTCAGCAGACCTACATAAAAATAATTTAAAAGAGCAGATTAAACAGCATGAAGGATATAGACTAGATGTCTATAAGGACACATTAGGTTTTGATACAGGTGGCTATGGTCATAAAATTCTACCTAATGAAGAGATACCTACCACAAAAGAAGGGTGGGATAAACTCTTTGATAAAGACTTTGATAAGGCTTGGTCTTTAGCAGATAAGTTTTGTGATACTCATGAGTTAGATATAAACATTAAAGCTAAATGTATTTTGTGTGAAATGATTTACCAAATGGGTAGTGCAGGTGTATCGAAGTTTGTTACCATGATTTCATGTTTAAAAAGTAATGACATGAATGGTGCAGCAGATGCCATGCTCGACTCAAGATGGGCGAGACAAACTCCTAATAGAGCAGACAGTCTTAGTTCTCAGATGAGAGCGTTAAGTAATTAAATTATCTAATAACTTTCTACTGGAATTGTAGGAGTGTTTAAATTCATTTTTCAAATGTACTACTAATGCTTTCAACACATGAGGCAACGCTATATTTAATCTTTTTATTTTAGAATGTTTCTCAACAGGTACTCCGTACTTCTCTGTAAAAACCTCTATCAATTCTTTGGTATTCAAGGTATCCTCATCCCAATAAAACTGACCATCCTTTTGATTATAAAATACACAACATCTATATAAGACAAAGTCTTTACTTTTTGATGAAGTGGGGTGCAATGTTGTCATTGATTTCTGTTAGATTACCTAACGTATTTATATGTCTAGACACCTCAATAAAAGGTCTGTTAGCTAAGTATTGCAAGACACTATTTCTTTGTGCCTCTGTAATAACATAGTTTTTTTCTTTTGGTTCAGCTTGTTTATTGGCCATTGATTTCTCCTCCTATAGAGATATAAGCTGCAGCATCTATATAACTGTCAGCACTTGTTCCTGTCGTTGTTCTAGCTATTTTTAACATAGCCATCATTATAGCTACTTGTTCTGCATTGATGTTATAATCAGTATACGCAGACCATAGTTTAGCTATCTTATCATGGAGTTTTTTCTTATCTCCATAAGCTTTTGCCCTGTCTCCCGAAACTAACTTCGAGGCAGTCTTCAATATATCCTCAGTCTTCATGTGGGTTTTCCTCCAATCTAATATTATCTAATGTAAACAGTTGTTTTAAAGGTACTAAAACAAACTTTGATTTCCTATGGTCTCCGCCATAGACAGACTTATTCCTATACTTGTGTGCTAATTTTTTAATTGTAGATACTTTAAATATTAATTTACAATATTCTTTGTCACCATCAGTTAAAATGTGCATCCAAAAATCTGCTTCCGTTACTGATATACCACTCGGTTTATCATAACACTCTACCTCAATGGCAATGTTACCTGTCTTCTGCCACCAATCCCTCTCCGATTTAATCTCAAACTTTTTATTAAAGAACATATCGTGGACTTTTTGTTCACGCATCTGTCCGTACTGCAAGTCTAAGTCAAATTTCTTTAGTGTCTTTGTTTCTTTCGCTGTATTAAAGTTAGTATCAGTCATGTTGTGTACTCCTATTTAGTAGTATCTATTAATTATGTTGTCTAACAAACTAGCTATTAATCTTTCCTCCAAGATAACAAGATAATAATTATTATATTCACAAGTAGTTTCATCACAACATGAGCAGTAGGTAGAACTATTTTCTTTCTCATAGTATCTAGTGCTATTAACATAGGGTGCTTGTGGGTTCTTTGGTCTATTTATTACAAATATAATATCAACAGTTACATTATTGTCAACAATGCAATTGGGATATTTCTTCTTAAACCACCTTATACATTCCTGTTGGCGGTCATTCATTAAGTCTTAGTTTAGTTTTGATTTATCAAGGTATCTAGTTAAGTCTAGTATATTTGATTCATCATCCTTACTTACAAACTCCTCTGATTTACTTGCATCCATGTCATCTGTTTGTGCAGCTATCTCAATGCCTCTTTCATAAAAGGGGTCTGGGTCTTCTAACATAAGTTGTGCAGCACCTAATGCTACTAACTTACACATTTCTTTTTCGGGGGTATCGGCGATATAATTAGTAGTAATGCCTACTGCAAATTTACCTTTAGTGTGGGGTTTGATTAGTATTACTATCCCATCCTCTGAGTCTTCCTTTTTTTTCTTGGTCATTTGTTTCCTCTAGCATCATCTTGATTAGCTAAGTGTGTATAATAAAAATACCTAGGACTTTTAGAGCGAGGCTTACCATTGTCATCAAAGACTTGCTGTGGTAAGTATTGTATCTTCCCTTCCCAACAAGTTTGTTTGAAAGAACAAAAGCCACAGACACTATCTAGTCTTCTGTTACCTGTTAATTTACTTCTATAGGTTTCTTCAACATCTGTGAAGCATCTTTTAAATGGTTGGCCCTCCATCAATGCTTCTATGTTTTCTTCTGCTACCTGCAATCCTATTCGTTTATAATCTGAGTCATCTTCTGGTGGTGCAACAATACATATCTCACCTGTAGATTTATTAACTACAATCCAACCACCAAACTTTTTCTTCTCTGTATCTGCATATAGATAACCTTGAGAAAGATATCCAAATACATCCTTATCTACAACAGCACCAAATCCCATAGAGAATTTATTCTTAAATGCCCAATCACTAGCAGATTTTATATCATAAATCTTACCATCAATCTCAACATCATAAGTACCTGTGAGTCCACTATCAGGAAAGTATTTGTTTTTTCTAGATACTTGTTTCTGTTCGCTATCAATAACAGTACCCGAAGCTTTTAAAATTAATACAGTAAACGCTTCAATCATGTCACCTAGTATAAATCTAACCTTACCATTATAGGGC